TATTACTATGGATTTTTAGAAAGGAAGTGAAAGAAATGGCAGTTATCTATGCAACTTTAATTGTAAAGGGAAAGAAGAACTTTGCAGATGTTCCTGCAAGAATTCAGGCACAGGTGAAAGATATCCTGATTGACTTGGATTGCCCTGAATTAGCAGAATAATTCAGATAGGTGAAGAAGCAATCACCGAAAACAATTGTGGTTACGGCATGGGTTATGTGACAGGGATTGTATTCGGATTTTCAATATAGGATACAAACAATCATGGGATTTCTTGAAAAACACATTAAAAATGAACATCTATTGTGGCTCATTAAAGAACTTATAAAGACATAATGAGCGAAATGGTTTATGCTTAATTTTATTCTTAATTTGATTATAAAACTTAGCAGAAAGGAGGATAAGGAATTGATGGCAATGTTATGGGCACAGCAGATTATGATGGGGAAAAAGACATTTACACAGGTCCCGAGATTACTCAAAGAAAAAGTAAAAGAAATATTAACAGATTCTGGTATGGAAGAATTGATTGCAGAATAAGGAGAGACATGAGCAGACGGGATGATTTGTTAAATGTTATTGATAATGACATGGCACTTGTGCCGATGGTAGACGAGATTTTATTTTTGGAAAACCAACTTGACGAGTTGAAGAAACTTCCATTTATCCGCGTTAATCCCAAAAATCAATATCAGCAGAAATCTACACAAGCGCAGAAGCAGTATAAAGAACTTTTGCAGCAGTATACAAACATGATTAAGGTACTCATGCGATTAAGTGGCGCAGATGAAACCGACGAAGAATCACCGTTGCGTGCATGGGTGCGTGAGCAATCAAATACGGTAATGCCTGGCGATGTAGATGAATGATGGAGGTGACGGCCTGTAAAATGCTAATACAGAATAAAACAATATGGACACCAGATAATAGCAGGCTGTTAGAATATAGGGCAAAAGCAGAAACAGGCGAAATAATCATAGGCCAGGAATTATGGCAGGAACTTGATAATCTGTATGATGATTTAAAAAACGATCGCTATATTTACAACACTGACGCCGCAATGCTTAGAATGAATTTCATGGAACATTGTGTCAGGCTTACAAAAAGCCCATTTTACAACAAACCCATGGTATTGATGTTGTGGCAAAAGGCGCTCATCGAAACAATGTACAGCTTCAAGATGGCTAAAGAAAGCATTGACAGTGGTGTATGGATAGAAAGATTTAAAAAGCTGCTGCTATTAATCGCACGTAAAAATGCAAAAAGTGAGACATCGTCGGCGTTGGCGCTGTCAGAATTTACAGTTGGCAATGAGGGCGCGGATATCGTTGCAAGTTCTAACGACGATGCTCAGGCCAGCATTGTATATGATGCCATCGACACAATGCGGATGCTCATAGATCCTAACGATTTGGACACAAAAAGAAATCAGAGTTTCATTCGTAACAAATGTACAAATACAAAGATATTTAAACTGTCAGACAGGACAAGGAACAAAGAAGGTAGAAATATCGACTTTGCGGTTGTAGATGAAACGCATGAGATGAAAGAGAATATCATAGGAAAATCTATCGAACAGTCGCAGTCCTTGAAGGATAATCCAAAATTTATAAATATCACGACAGAGGGATTTATCGTTGATGGTTACCTGGACGATGAATTAAAAAAAGCACGTAAAGTGATAAGCCGTGAGGATACAGGACTTGCAGCCGAAAGGTTTTTGCCATGGCTTTACACGCAGGACAGTGAACAGGAAGTTTGGATTGGCAACCGGAGCAACAGGTTATGGGAAAAATCAAATCCTACACTTGGCGTTATAAAAAAATGGACGTACTTAGAGGAAAAAGTTGATGAAGCAAGGACTTCTAAAGCGGACAGGATTTTTGTTTTATCTAAAGATTTTAACATTAAGCAGAACGGCACAGAATCATGGTTGAATCTCGAAGATTACGATTATTCTGCGGTTTACAACATTGAAGAATTTAGAGGATGTATCTGCATTGGTGCCGTCGATTTATCGGAAACGACTGACTTGACGGCGGCAAAAATCTTACTGATGAAACCTGATGATCCACATAAATATATTTACCAGCATTATTTTATACCAGAAAGCAAGCTTGAAGATTCTGACGACTGGAACAGCGGCGCAAGGTATAAAGATTGGGCGAAGGATGGATTTTTGACGATAACCGAAGGAAGTGACATAGACTTGGCTACAGTAGCAGACTGGTTCTATAAATTATACAAAGACTATGACATACGGCTATGGCGATGCGGATATGACCAGAGATTTGCAAAAGACTGGATAAACAGAATGAGCTTTTACGGGTGGATGAGGACAGGAGACGACGACAGTGATCTGGTGATGATCTTACAGAATGCGCAGACGCTTTCAAATGCAATGAAATTATGTGAAGCCGATTTGAAGCATAGGATCGTAAATTATAACGAAAACGCAATGGATAAATGGTGCTTTAAAAACGCTGGTATCCAAGTAGATAAATTTGGCCAGTGCTTGTGTATTAAGCAAGAGACAGCTAAACGAATAGATGGAGCGGTGTGCCTGATTATTTTATACGAAATGTACCGCAGATACCGGACGGAATTTATGCAGATGATAGCAAGTAAAAGGAGTGTGTGACGTGGGATTATTTGACAAATTAAGGCGAAAGCCACCAGAAAAAACGCAATATGCGCAGACACTAAACGGCTATACGCCTATTTTTTCACAGTTTGGCGATAACATTTATGCGTCCGATGTTGTACAGCAGGCCATTAAATGCATCGTGGATGAAGTAAAAAAACTAAACCCCACGCACACACGGAGAAACGGCGAGGATGTTGTGTCTGTACGGGGCAACATACAGGCGGTACTTGACGACCCAAACCCATTAATGACTACAAGTGAATTTTTGGAGAAAATAACGTGGCTTCTACTGCTGAACTATAATGCTTTTATTTTACCGACGTATTATATCTGGACAGATAAAAACGGCGTACAGCAGCGGCAATATGACGGGCTTTACCCATTAAAGCCGGCGCAAGTGGATTTTATTGAAGATGCAAGCAACACATTGTATGTAAAGATGCGTTTTGATAATAATTTCGAAACGACAATTTTATACGATGATTTGATACATATCAAATATAACTATTCAATCAATGAATACATGGGCGGCGGCAATGACGGACAGCCAGACCACAGTGCTTTGTTGTCTACACTGCAGTTAAATCACACATTGCTTGAAGGTGTTGCCAAAGCGATGAAATCAAGTTACGCAGTAAACGGCGTTGTTAAATATAACAGCATGATGAACGCCGAAAAGACTGAATCCGCAATAAAAGAGCTTGAACAAAAGCTTAAAAAATCTGAAAGCGGATTTTTGCCGCTGGATATAAAAGCCGAATTTATTCCGCTAGAACATAAGTCGGAACTTGTTGACGATGAAACGCTTAAATTTATTGACGAAAAGATATTAAGAAGCTGGGGTGTATCACTGCCGATATTGACAGGAGATTATACAAAAGCGCAGTACGAAGCATTTTACCAGAAAGTACTTGAACCTATAATCATTAGCCTGTCGCAGGCGTTCACGAAAAAACTTTTTACAAGCCGTGAAAAGGCATTTGGCAATCGCATTGAATTTTATCCAAAAGAATTAATATTTACAACAGTTGAACAGACGCTGCAGATGATTAATTTATTAAGTCCAACAGGCGCGCTGTATGAGAATGAAAAGCGTGTAGCACTTGGATTACGACCACTGCCGGAATTGGAAGGCAAACGATATATGTCATTGAACTGGGTAGATGTGGACATTGCCGCACAGTACCAGGTAGGTAAGACTGGAGGAGATAAAGATGGCGAAAAGACAGAGTAAAGAGATGGTACAGCGCGCGTTTAATTTTGAAGTGCGCGCAGAAAAAACAGAGCGCGGAAACATCATAACCGGACGGCCAATTGTGTACAACAGTATAACAAATTTAGGTCCGTTTGATGAGGTTATAGAAGCAGGTGCCCTTGATAATGCAGATTTAACAGATGTCAGATTTTTAGTAAATCATGATACAAGTAAAATACCACTAGCCAGAAGCAGAAATAACAATGCAAACAGCACGATGAGGTTGTTTGTTGATGGCGAAGGAATGAGTATCAGTGTTGTTATTGATACTGAAAATAATTCTGATGCAAGGGCATTATATAGCGCAGTAGAGCGCGGAGACATCACAGGCATGTCGTTTATGTTTGGTATTGAATCTTATGAGTGGGAAAAGCTTGAAAGCGACCATCCATTAAGACGAATTAAAGAGATCAGCGTAGTTGTGGAGGTAAGCGCGGTTACATTTCCGGCATATGAAGCAACTGAAATAGATGCACGAAGCAAGGCGGCACTGGACAGTGCCCGGTCTGCACTGGACAGTGCTAGACAGCATCGTGACACCACACTGGACAGTGGGGAGCTGGAGTTATTAAAAGAAAAAACAAAATTATTAGGAGGTTTTTAAAACATGGGTAGAAAGAAAGCACTTGAAAAAAGAATGAAGAGATTACGGGCAAAAAGAGATGCTTTAAAGGCCCGCGGCTTAGCGTCACAGGATGCCTCAGAGGTAAGAAGCATTAACGAGCAGATTGAGGATATCAATTCTGAAATCGAGGAAACACAGGAAGAAATTGACGCTATTGACGCTATTGACGCAGACGATCAGAGAAGCGCAGCACCTACATCGACAGTAGTTCCGGACAACGCACAGCATGTTAATGCTACAGCAGTGCGTGGCGCATTTGGACAGCAGACAGATGTTACACAGGCAAGAGATAACAGCGACCCTTATGGAACAATGGAGTACAGAGAAGCGTTTAAGGCATATGTACAGCGTGGCGTTCCAATTCCTGCAGAACTCACACAGCGCGCCGGTGGTGATCCTGGCGTTACAGTAGCTGGAGAAATCGGCATGATCGTTCCAACAACAATTATGAACGAATTTATCAAAGAAGTAAGCAAGGTTTACGGACAGATTTACGCAAAAGTCCGTAAGTTAAACGTACAGGGCGGCGTTAAATTCCCTATTTCAAATTTATCCGCTAACTTTTCATGGATTACTGAAACGACAGTTTCAGAAAAGCAGAAGGCAGGCGACATTAAAGAATACATCGAATTTTCTTACAATATCGGTGAAATCAGAGTGGCTCAGTCCCTTTTATCACAGGTAGTTGCTTTGTCAATGTTTGAAAATGAGATTACAAGAATAATGGTTGAAGCTTATGTCAAGACGATGGATGAAGTTATCATTTCAGGCACAGGCGTAGGCCAGCCGCTTGGCGTCATTAATGACACACGTATTACAGAGAAATCCGGGCATATCGTTACATTCACTACCGATGAAATGGCTAAATGGGAGAGTTGGAGAAAGAAACTTTTTGCTAAAATACCACTGTCAAAACGTGGACAGGGTGAATTTATCTTCACGTCTGCAACTGTTGAAAGCAACTTATTGACAATGAAGGATACAAACGAGAGACCAATTTTTAAAGAAGCAACAGAGATGACAATCGGTGAATCTGCAACAGCCGGAAGTTTTTACGGACGGACAGTGACACTTGTAGAGCCTGGAATCGTTGAAGACTTTGACACTGCGGCCGCCGGTGATGTCATTGGCCTTTATTGGGTGCCAACAGATTACGCATTAAACACAAACATGACGTTTGGAATGAAGCGCTATTTCGACGAAGAGACTAACCAGTGGGTAAATAAAGGCCTTACGATTGTTGATGGTAAGATTTTAGACCCATCAGGATGCTACATTATCAAAAAAGCGTAATAAATAATTTTAACTAGATAGCACGACTATCCAAAAGATACCACCGCTATCGGCTTACAGACACAAAAGGAGGATGCAGGCGGGTGACAGATTATGAATTATTAGA